GCCTGTACCTTCGTCCTCTTTCAACCGCAATGGAGAATGAAGTGACGACTGTTCAATTGACCGATGGCATCGTGGCCCAACTGGTGTGTTTGCCGGGGCAGGCCCACCGTGAGGTGTTTGACACCCACATCAAGGGTTTGTATGTGGACGTGCAGCCCAATGGGCGAATGGCTTGGCGACTGCGTTGGTATGAAAAGGTTCAAGGCAAGTACCCCAAGCGGGTGCTGACCTTGGGCGATGCCCGCGTGTTGACGGTCGAAGAGGCGCGGGCGGCCGCCCGCGATGTGCTGCGCAAACGCATGATCGGGGCCGACCCCAAGGCCGAGGTGTTGCCCGGCGCCGGACCCACGATGGAGGCGTTCATCACCCAGCAGTACCTGCCCTTTGTCAAGACCTACAAGATCAGCTGGGACACTGACGAGAGCGTGTTGCGCAACCATGTGGTGCCAGCTTTGGGCATGCTGCCCATGGGGCAGATCACGGTGCCCCAGGTGGCGCGGTTGGTCCAGATCATGGCGGACAAGGGCAAGGCGCCTGGCACCATCAACAAGGTGCTGATCTTTTTGCGCTATGCCTACAAGCTCGCCATGCGCTGGAAGGTGGAGGGTGTGACCCACAACCCGGTCGCCGAGGTGCCCAACCAGCGCGATGATTACAAGATCGAGCGGTACCTCACGCCAGAGCAAATGCGCCACTTGCTGACAGCGGTGCGGCGCAGCGACAACCCGATGCTCCAGCACATTGTGTCTTTTCTCATCTACACCGGTGCCCGCAAGCGCGAAGCGCTGGATGCCCGCTGGTGCGACATTGAGTGGCGCCGAAAGAGCTGGCGCATTCCAAAGACCAAGTCTGGCAAGGTGCGTCATGTGCCGCTTTCTACCGGGGCGCTGGAGGTGCTGACCCAGCTCAAACCTGTTCCCACGCTGGGCGGTACGCGGCCTGCAGAGTTCATCTTTGCCAACCCGCGCACTGGCAAGCCGTTTGAAGCGATTTTTTACAGTTGGAACACCGCCCGCAAAATGGCAGGCATGCCAGAGCTGCGCATTCACGACCTGCGCCACAGCTTTGCCAGCTTCTTGGTCAACGCGGGGCGCAGCCTGTACGAGGTTCAGGAGTTGTTAGGGCACGCAGACATCAAGACCACCAGCCGTTACGCACACCTAAGCCGCGACCGCTTGGCAGAGGCAGTGGAGGTGGTGCCGAGGTAATGTGAATAAGAAACTGAGCCCTTAACTGGAGCACTGACAAGTTCAAACTATATTGACGACAGAACATTTGTTCTTCTACAATTGGGCAGAACAAATGTTCTTGAGCGTGATATGAACGAACGCGACCCCGAATACCTGTCTGCCCTGCAGCGCCACTACGCCAATGAGCACGCCTTTCCGTCCTACGACAAGCTCCTACCTGTCTTGGGGGTAGCAGCACGCTCAGCCGTCAAAACCATCCTCGAGCGCCTGGCCAAGCAAAACTTTCTCGAGCGCAACAGCGATGGGGTCTGGATACCTGGCAAACGTTTCTTCGAGCGAGCTTTAGCCGAATGCGCGGTGCGCGCAGGTATGCCGACAGACGTGGCCGATGTGGGCACCCAGCCCTTCTATCTGGACGAATACCTCATCGAATCCCCGGCCGACACGCTGTTGATTCAGGTGCGTGGCGATTCCATGACGGACGCTCACATCGACGATGGCGATCTGGCCATAGTGGATACCCGGCGCGCTGCGGCAATCGGTGACTTCGTGGTCGCGCGGGTGAACGATCAATTCACGCTCAAGGAACTGGTGATCGAGAGAGGTCAGCGGGCGCTCAAGGCGCACAACCCAGCCTACCCCTTGATCTTGCCAGACTGTGAACTGGACATCGTGGGTGTGGTGGTCGGATTGACCCGCAAGATCGTGCGCTGAGTTCGGTTCTGGAGACAACAACAAGCTAAGGAGCCGAGCATGAGCGTATTCAACCCACCCCATTTCCTGCGTCACATTGGTATGCCGACGCTGCGCGAGTTCACCGAGGCCCATGTTCTCGGCCCGCACTTGACGCTGGACTGGACGCAGGAAGAGGCGACGCTGCCGGCCATGGTGAGTCAGGCCGTCGAAGCGCTGGCCACGGAATTGCCCTCCCGCGAGATGACGGGCGAGCATCGCAAGGCCATTGCCGATGCCCTGGGCTATTGGTACGACGACCTGCGCCGCTGTCACTTGATGGCCAACCCACTGGCGGCAGAGGAATTACTGCTCAAGTGTGCCGACGATGAGGATGTGCTGACGGCCTTTGCCGACCGCGACGACCGTGAAAAGGCGATGTGGATGTTTACCTTCCGCGACGAGGCCTTCCGCCAGACCGAACTGCACCTGTCCTTCCTGGCCAAGACCAACGGCAAATACTGGAAGAAGCACCGCATCGAAGCGGGCTTGGACCCCACAGCGGATCGGGCAGCGCTGGAAACCTTCAGCCAGGCGGTGGCCGACATCTACAAAAAGGCCGGTGCCGGCAAGGCCACACACATCGAGGTCAGTCAGCGCGAGCACCACATCCAGATCACCCTCTACGTCGAAGGGCCGGTGACCGCCCTGGCACATTTCAGCCAGAACCACTTCAGCCGCATCACCACCCGCATCGCGCTGGAAACCGCGCTGCTCTATGACCCGCAGACTGGGCTTGTCGAAACCATCGTCAAGGGGGGCGCCAAAAACCACAAGGCGGTGCTGCAGCTCTTTGGCAAACACCTGGTCGGCCACGAGATCAAGCCCGAAGAAATCGAGCCCAAGCGCTACCGCCTCAACGCACTGCGCGATGGGCTGGACCCGTTCGAGGACTGGGGACGCTATGGCATTCGCAAGGTGCGCCTGCGCCGCGCCCAGTTCACGCCGATGAACAGCAGCGGCCAGCATATTCACTTTGAAGCGTCGGAGGCCGAATCCGAACCCGACGCCTTGACACTCGCCCGTGCCCGTCTGAAGGTCAGCCATGCCTTCGAGGCCGAGTACAACCTCGACGGCGCCACGCTGATGGTCTACCCCACGGAAAAAATCCGCCGTGGCCATTTCAGCTTCAACGTCTTCTCCTCGGGCTCGTCCACCATCAAGAACCTGCCAGCCAAGCACCAGCCCATGGCCCAGGCGGTACTGCGCGCCCTGAACGTGGTCGACGGCGACGAGCCGGTGCCGACGATCACACCGGAGCCCGAGGCTGATGAGGCCGCGCTGGCGGTATGAGCACAGCCCAGATAGAAGCGACGGCGCTGATGTGCCGGTTGCTGGATCAAGCAGACACGCGCATCAACGGCAAAGCCTTATTTGAAGGGCCTTGGGCACCGGCTGCGCAATCCCTGCTGAGGGAACGGCTGCTCCGGTTCGCCGGTGATCTGCCGTCGGCGACCTGCTATGACTGTTGGGTCGAACTGGCACACGTGGTCGATGATCCGCCCAAGTCCACTACCTTGGGTGACGACCAAGTGTTGCAGATGTGTCCGGAGTGCGGACCCGTTGTGGCACCGGCCTACATCCGCAAAACCTACCAACCTGCCGCCGAGCAGCTGATCACGCACCTGGTGATTGGCCTGGGGCTGATGCCGCAAGGCGTGCGTGTGATCCAGCCGGGTGTGGTCTGGCGGCTGGGCACTACACAGCCTCGCCCCGGCCAACTGCATACCTGGTACTTTGCTCGCACCTTGCACGAGCTTGTTGTTGCACAAGCCTTGCGTGAGCACCTCCAGGGCGAGGGCGTACTGCAAGATGCCATGATCCTGACTACCAGCGAGACGCCGCTGCCGGCCTTTTCGCCACTGGTCGGGGCTCAGGTCAGGTCACTGCCGGCCGTGGGGCGATTGGGCCAAAGCACCTTCGAGTTCCTCGACAACCGGCTCAAGACGGGCGGTGCCCAGGTCGTGGCGGCGGAAGAACGGGCACACACCAACACACTGCGTTACACAGCCAGCGAAGGGCTTGTGTACTGGCAAGGTCAGGCGATCCGACTGACTCGCCAGCAAAAGGCCATTCTGGTGGCGCTGATCGACAGCCGCGATCACGAATTGGAGCGCGATGCATTAAGGGCGGCAACGGGCTCCAAGGACGAGAAGTTCTCGCCCAGCAAGACCTTTCAGCGCATCCCAGAGGTCTACCACGGCTTCATCCACTACGACGATGACGAGGAGCGCTATGCCCTCAAGATCAGCGATGAGGATGCGCACTGGCTGAAATAGCACACCCATAACGCCCCCACACAAGAACCCGGCTGTCGATCCCAGACCGGGTTTTTTTGCATTCTGCAGGCACGAAACGCGTTTGTGTAATGGGTCTGTGTAATGCGTGTAGCGCTCTGTGTAATACGCCTTGAGGAAATGCACCTGTCGGCGGCGGCGAGTCCGCAACCGAATTCAGGCCACTTTTTTAAGGAGCATTTCCATGACCAGCACATCGCTGAATACGGCCCTCGCGGCCAAGCCACAACCGACTGCCACCGTCCTCGACATCGGCAGTCTTCCCCTCCAACTTGAAGACCTGACCCGCGAGCGCATCAAGGCGCTGCCCAAGCCGGCACTGCAGGAACTCTCCGTCCTGCTTGCCGAAATGGATCGTGGTATTGGTCACGCCCGTGAGCAGATGACCGCTGCGCTCGATGACCTCTACGGCGATGACGCCCGTGCGCAACTGCTCGACGCCGGCAAGGACACCGGGACCACGCATCTGACCGATGGCGATCTGGCCATCACGGTCGAGATCAAGAAATCGGTGTCCTGGGATCAGGATGAACTGGCCGCCATCGCGCAGCGCATCGCCAGCAACGGCGACGATCCGGCCGAATACATCGACGTGAAGTATTCGGTGTCGGAGCGCAAGTTCGCCGCCTGGCCCGAAACCCTGCGCCGCCCCTTCGAGGCTGCCCGCACCCTCAAACCCGCCAAGCCGGCCTTCCGCCTGGCACTCGTTGGGGAGGGCAAGTGATGGCACTCCCGATCATCAGCGCCGACCAGCGCTTGTCAGAAAAACGCTGCGCCAAGGTCGCTCTCGTGGGCGTGCCGGGTGCCGGCAAGACCTCCCAGATCCGCACCCTCGATGCCGAGCGCACCTTGCTGGTGGACACCGAGGCCGGCGATCTGTCGATCCTCGACTGGGCCGGCGACACCCTGCGCCCGCGCACCTGGCCGGAGTTCAAGGACCTGGTGGTGTTCCTCGCTGGACCCAGCCCGAGTGCCTCACCCGAGCAGGCCTTTTCGCAGGCCCACTTCGACCACGTCTGCCAGAAGTACGGCGATCCGGCGCAGCTCGCCAAGTACGACACCTACTTCGTCGACTCCTTGACCGTGCTCTCGCGGATGTGCCTGGCCTGGTGCAAGACCCAGCCGGCGGCCTTCTCCGAGAAAACCGGCAAACCCGACACGAGGGGCGCTTACGGCTTGCTTGGCACCGAGATGATCGGCGCGCTCACGCACCTGCAACACGTGCGCGACAAGCACGTCATCTACGTCTGCATCCTCGAAGAGAAGCTGGACGACTTCAACCGCCGCATCTACCAGCTGCAGCTCGAAGGCGCCAAGACCTCGGCCGAGCTGCCGGGCGTGCTCGATGAAGTCATCACGCTGGCCATCCTGAAAGCCGACGACGGCACGCCGTACCGGGCCTTCGTCACCGGTGCGGACAACGCCTGGGGCTTCCCGAGCAAGGACCGCAGCGGTCGGCTCGACCCCATCGAAGAACCCCACCTCGGAAAGCTCATCGCCAAGTGCCTCGGCCGCGATGCCGTCGCACGCCCGGCTGCACCGGCAGCCGCTTTCTCCAGCGCCAAAACCTCATCCCCCGATTTCCACGCATCCCAGGAGTAAACCGCCATGTCCAACTGGAACGATTTCAACGACGCTGAACAGCAGCAGTCTTTCGACCTCATCCCGCGCAACACGGCGGCCAAGCTGCGTATGAGCATCAAGCCGGGCGGCTTCGATGACCCGGCACAGGGCTGGACCGGTGGCTGGGCCACCCAGAGTTTCGATACCGGCGCGGTTTACCTCGCCTGCGAGGGCGTGGTGATGGAAGGCCCGTTTGCCAAACGCAAGATCTGGTGGAACGTCGGCCTGCACAGCGCCAAGGGGCCGACCTGGGGGAACATGGGCCGGACCTTCATCCGGGCGGCGCTCAACTCCGCCCGCAACGTGCATCCGGCCGACAACAGCCCGCAGGCCCAGGCCGCCCGTCGCATCAGCGGATTTGCCGACCTCGACGGCCTGGAGTTCGCCGCCCGCATCGACATCGAAAAGGATGGTCGGGGCGAGGACCGCAACACCATCAAGGCCGCCATCGAGCCAGACCACAAGGACTACGCCCTGGTCATGGGCGTGATGCCCAAGGGTGGCATGGGCAATGCGGGCGGTGGTCAGTCGGGTGCGCCGGCAGCAGTCGCTGCACCCAGCTATACGCCACCGGCTGCTGTCGCACGTCCTGCGTCTTCCACCGTCCCCAGCGGCAAGCCTGCCTGGGCGCAGTAAGGGAGGGCGTGACGATGATGAGCACACCTATCCTAACCACCAGCCACTACGGCGTGGTGCGCTTCGGTGACCTGGCGGTGGAAGCCGTGGTGCTGGAAGACGGCACCCGGGGTTATGTGCAGCGCCAGCTGGCCACCGCCATCGGCCTGCACGAATCGCGCCGTGGCAGCCAACTCAAAACCTTGCTGTCCGATGTCGCCCCCGGCGCAGCAGAGGTCTTGCAGGAGAACGCCTGCAGCATCCGCCTGCCCTCGGGGCAGACCACGGCCTTCTTCCCGGCCGGGGTGATCGGTGAGGTCGCCTCGGGCGTGATCGACGCGGCCCTCGAAGGTCGCCTGCACCGCAAACGCCAGCACCTGGTGCCCAACTGCCAGCGCATCCTGAAGGCCCTGGCCAAGACCGGTGAGGTGGCACTCATCGACGAGGCCACCGGCTACCAGTACCACCGCGCCCCCGATGCACTGCAGGCCTTGATCTCGCGATTGCTGCGCCAGCGGGTGGCCAGCTGGGAGCGGCGCTTCAGTCCTGACTACTACCGGGCGCTGTTTCGCCTGTTCGGCTGGCACTACCAGGGCCATCAGCAGAACCCACCGGCGGTGATCGGCCAGATCACGCTGCGCTGGGTGTACGACGTGATCATGCCCCGCGAAATCATCGAGGAGATCCGAAACCGCAAGCGCCTCTCCGACAAGGCGCACCAGTGGCTCTCTGAAGGTGGTCTCGCCCTGCTGGAAAAGCAGATCCACGCGGTGACCATGATCGCGCGCTCGTCGATGACCTACCGGGACTTCGACACCCGCTGCGCCACGGCGTTTGGCAGCCAGCCGCTGCAGATGACCCTCTTCATCGGGGCACTGGAGGGAGGGCAATGAATGGCCGGGCAGTGTTGGGCTTGCAAGCGGCAGGCCCGTGGCCTCGGCCACAGCGACAACCGCTTCAAGGTCGGCGAGGCACGCCGGTATCCGATGGACTGGGTCTTTTGCAGCCGCAAATGCCAGGACGCGTTTCACGCGCTCTACGGCCAGTGGCTTCGAACCGACCCCAGGCAGGAGGACGTGCTCATGGTTGATCCGACTGAATGCGAGCGCGCGGCGATGCGCGCCTGCCTGAAGTGCTTCGGCGAGGCCGCCGGCGTGATCGGCTTTGACAAGCCGCTGGGTCACTACAGCGAGGCCGAGGCCTTGCAGGTGATTGAGGCGATTGTGACCGGCTGGACGGAGGCCATGGCGGCGCATCACCAACAGGCGAAATACCCGCCGGTGCGCGGCATTGAGCCGTATGAGACGCAGGCGCCACAGCCGGTGGCCAAGTTGGAACCGGCACTGGCGACGACCGCCTTCGATCCGGCGAATCCCTTCGCTGATCTGGAGGACGATCTGCCCTGGGAGACCGGGGAGGCAGTGGCGGCCAAGGCCACCCGGCGTGGGAGGGCGAAGTGATGTTGGACTTCAATCATCGCCCCGCCTTCCACGAGCGGGTGACGCGCTTCATCGATGCCGCCTTGGATGCCGAACGTGCGGAACAGACCCCGCGCAACTACCTCGGCGCCTCTCGCCTGGGTGTGGCTTGCGAACGGGCGCTGCAGTACGAGTACGCAGGCGCGCCGGTCGATCCCGGCCGGGGTTTCTCAGGTCGCATCCTGCGGGTGTTCGAGGTCGGCCATGTGCTGGAAGACCTGGCCGTGCGCTGGCTGCGCATGGCGGGCTTCGAATTGCACAACCAGAAGGCCAACGGCGGCCAGTTCGGTTTCTCGGTGGCGGGTGGCCGGATCAAGGGCCACGTCGACGGGATCGTCATGGCGGCACCACCAGAGCTGGGGCTGTCGTTCCCGATCCTCTTCGAGTGCAAGACCATGGCTGACAAGCACTGGAAGGCCTGCGCCAAGTCTGGCGTGGCGGTCACCAAGCCAGTCTATGCCGCGCAGATGGCCACTTACCAGGCCTACATGGAAGGCACGGTCGAAGGCATCAGCCGCAACCCGGCGCTCTTCACCGCAATCAACAAGGACACGCAGGAACTGTGGTTCGAGCTGGTGCCGTTCGATGCCGCCCTGGCGCAGAAGATGTCCGACCGCGCGGTGCGGGTGATTCAGGCGACCGAGGCCGGGGAGCTCTTGCCGCGCGCTTTCGCCGAGGTCAGCCACTTTGAGTGCAAGTTCTGCCCCTACGCGCAGCGCTGCTGGGGAGGTGTGTGATGAGCACAGCTTCCAAGCGCGCCAGCGCACGCAAGACCTACCGCACCGAGTGGGTGGATCGTTGGTCGCCGCCCAAACCCCTGGTCGGGCTGCAGGCCATCGAGAAGGTGCTCAATCGTCACACCTTCCTCGTGTGCCCGGAGTCCCGGCTGGTGGTGGCGGTGCTCGCCCGCGCCATCCACGACAGCTTGTGTCTGACCAACCGCCGGATGCGGCGCGAAGCAAGGCGTTTTCTGCTCGGGGACGACCTCACGCTCTGGTGTGACCTGGTTGGTTTGCACCCGGACTTCGTGCGTTTCGTCGCCCGCAAGGCCGGCTACCTCGCCGACGAGAAGGCGCACTGGCAGAAGGTGCCGATCAAGGTGCCGGTCCTGCCGGTACCGACTGAGCCGGTCGTCGACGCCAGCAGCGCCCCCGTGCATTCCATCACCTGCCATGCCCACAACCATCCGCCACAGGGAGGACTGATCCATGCTTGATTTCAATTCGGTGCCGCCGCAGGCCTTCCCCGCTGGCGGTGATCTCAACCAACAACGCGACGCCATCCGTGCCGATCTACTGGCGCGGCTGGAATCGGTGCTGATGACGCTGCTGCCAGCCGGCAAGAAGCGTGGCCAGAAATATCTGGTCGGCGATGTGCTGGGCAGCCCTGGCGACAGCCTCGAGGTCTCGCTCAAAGGGAAAACCGCTGGCTTGTGGCACGACCACGCCACTGGCGAAGGCGGTGACATCTTCGATCTGATCGCCGCCCACCATGGACTCAACACCCAGGCGGACTTCGCCCGGGTGCTTGAGATCGCCGGGCAACTGGTCGGTCGGGCCGCGAGCCTCCCCAAGCGCAAGAAGCCGGAAGCCCCGGTCGACGAGCTGGGTCCGGCGACGGCCAAGTGGGACTATCTGGATGCCGCCGGCAATCTGATCGCTTGTGTGTATCGCTACGACCCGGCACCAGGTCGCAAGGAGTTCCGCCCCTGGGATGCCAAGCGCCGCAAGATGGCACCGCCCGAACCGCGCCCGATCTACAACCAGCCGGGCATCGCTACTGCCGAGCAGGTGATCCTGGTTGAGGGCGAGAAGTGTGCGCAGGCATTGATCGAGGCAGGGGTCGCTGCGACCACGGCCATGCACGGTGCCAACGCGCCGGTCGACAAGACCGACTGGTCGCCGCTGGCGGGCAAAGCTGTGCTCATCTGGCCGGATCGGGACAAACCGGGATTCGGCTACGCCGAGGCTGCCTCGCAAGCGGTACTCATGGCGGGGGCCACCTCCTGCGCGATCCTGCTGCCGCCCGATGCCAAGCCGGAAGGCTGGGATGCGGCCGATGCCTTGGCCGAGGGCTTTGATATAGCCAGCTTCATCACCACCGGCCCGCGCATCACGGTGCAGCCCTTCGACGATGACCAATCGCCATCGGCTCACTTCGATGCTGCCGACCATGACGACGCTCACGACAGCGATGCCACGGTCTGGGGCACCGAGGATGCGCTGGCGGTGAGTTTCACCCGGCGCTACCAGCGCGACTGGCGTTACATCGCGGCTTGGGGCAAGTGGCTGATGTGGGATGGGCAGCGCTGGCTGGCCGAGGAAACCTTGGCGGCCACCGATCTGATCCGTCACGTCTGTCGCCACGCGGCAGTCCGCGCAGACAGTGTCAAGGTGGCAGCCAAGCTCGCGGCCAGCAGCACCGTGGGCGGGGTGGAGCGTCTGGCCCGTACCGACCGTCGGCACGCGGCGACCACCGATGAGTGGGATGCCGACATCTGGCTCATCAACACGCCGGGTGGCGTGGTGGATCTGCGCACCGGCCGGATGCGCCCGCACGACCGTGCCGACCGGATGACCAAGATCGCCTCGGCCACTCTGGTGCCGGGCAGCACCTGCCCGACCTGGATGCGGTTTCTGGAGCAGGTCACCGGCGGCGATGCCGAGCTGCAGTCCTACCTGCAGCGAATGTTCGGCTACTGCCTGACCGGGGCGACCAGCGAGCACGCCTTGTTCTTCCTCTACGGCACCGGCGCCAACGGCAAATCGGTGTTCGTGAACACGCTGTTCACGCTGCTCGGGGACTACGCCGCCAACGCGCCCATGGACACCTTCATGGAAACGCGCGGGGATCGGCATCCCACCGATCTGGCCGGGCTGCGGGGTTCGCGCTTCGTGGGCGCGACCGAGACCGAACAGGGCCGGCGCTGGAACGAGTCGAAGATCAAGGAGATCACCGGTGGCGACCGGGTGTCCGCGCGCTTCATGCGTCAGGACTTCTTCACCTATGTGCCGCAGTTCAAGTTGGTGATCGCCGGTAACCACAAACCGGCCATCCGCAACATCGACGAGGCGATGCGCCGGCGTCTGCACCTGATCCCCTTCACGATCACCGTGCCCCCGGAAAAGCGCGACAAGCAGTTGCAGACCAAGTTGCTGGCGGAAGCCAACGGCATCTTCAGCTGGGGCGTCGAGGGGTGTCTGGCCTGGCAGCGCGAAGGGCTGCGCCAGCCCCAATCGGTGCTGGATGCGACGGACGAGTACTTCGAGGCGGAAGACGCGCTGGGCCGCTGGCTCGAGGAGCGCTGCGTGCGCCACCCCAATGCCAAGGCGCTGACCGCTGAGCTGTTCAGCGGCTGGAAGCAGTGGGCGGAGGCTGCCGGGGAGTTCGTGGGCTCGCAAAAGCGCTTCGCCGATTTGCTGCTCACCCGAGGCCTGGAGAAGTGGCGCAACGGCATGGGACTGCGGGGATTCCAGGGGGTGGGCCTCAAGGAGACCCCGAAGGACCGCTTCACGCCCTACGCCGACAACTGACCCGAACCATGAATCGATGCGGCTCTGACGGATCGGACAGATTCACTGATTTACGCCTACACGCGCGCACGCGTGAAGAGGGTAACCGGCAGACCTGTCCGATCCGTCAGACCGCCCAAAACACAGGACTGACGAACATGACGACAACTATTTTGGCCCTGGATCTGGGCACGACCACCGGCTGGGCACTGACCAGCCGCGACGGACTCATCAACGGCGGCAGCGAATCCTTCAAACCGCAGCGGTTTGAGGGCGGCGGGATGAGATACCTGCGCTTCAAGCGCTGGCTGACCGACATCAAGCAGTGTGCCGATGGGCTCGACTGGGTGGTGTTTGAGGAAGTCAGGAAACACGCGGGTGTCGATGCGGCCCATGCCTATGGCGGCTTCATGGCGCACCTGACGGCCTGGTGCGAACACCACCAGATCCCGTATCAGGGCGTGCCCGTGGGCACGATCAAGAAGCACGCCACCGGCAAGGGCAACGCCGGCAAGGCCGAGATGATCGCTGCAGCCAAGGCGCGTGGCTTTGATCCGGTCGACGACAACCACGCCGATGCGCTGGCTCTCCTGGACTGGGCGATGGCCCAAGGGGGTGTGGCATGCGCATGAGCACACCCTCGATTCCCTGCTCCTTGGGCAGGATGGCACCGCAGTCACCAGCCAACGCAGAGGAGCTGCGGGCGATGCGTGCAGCGGCCTGGCACAAACAAGGTATTGTGGTCGTGCCGCTCGACGAGATCTTTGATGACTGGGACCGGGCGTTTCTGACCGGGATCGCCACCAAGCTCTACGGCGCGCGCACCGTCGCTTCCCGCAAGAGCACGCCTTGGGCCGAGGGCGAGGTCATTGATCGGGGTGATGGCGAGACCTGGACGGTGGTGGCGACCACCGGGAAGTCGGTGACGCTTCAGCGGAGCCGTGATGGCGCGCTGGCGACCCTCGGACAGCTCGGGGAGGGACGGCCATGACCAAGAAGACGCAACGCGCCAAGGCCAGGGCTGAACGCAAACCGCCCATCGGCCATGAGCTAATCCGCCCGGACGGCAGCGTGATCCGCTACGTGCGTGAGGAGGACGATGACCAGAAGCCGGTCGACCACTACCGCACGGTGGACACCCTGGCGCTGATGCTCAGAAACGGCAGCATCACCGGTGCCATGCACGATGCCGGCCAGCAGTTCTCGCAGGACTTTGCCCGGGCGTTCGGCAGTGGTGTCGCCAGTCCCAAGCTCGATGGTTTGCCGGGTGGTACAGCACCCGGGCAGATGATGGTCGAGAAGAACGCCGGTGCTGCTCGTGCAGTTCGGGATGCACTGGAGGCTGTGGGCGGCAACAGCAGTCCGGCCGGGTCGGCGCTCTGGTACGTGGCTGGTCTACAGCTCTCGCTCAGGGAGTGGGCATTGCGCGATGGTTGGAACGGCAAGCGCATCGACCGGGATGAAGCCAAAGGCATCCTGGTCGCAGCACTTGGGGTGCTGGCGCGGTATTACGGCTATGAGCGCTCAGGTGGGCATGGCCGTTACAAGCCAAACGCCAGCGAAGCGGCAGCGACGTGAGCGCGGGATTCGGAGACAACTGAAATTTTTTTGTGATTGTTTTCCGAAACCTGATTGAACGCTGGCCCCCCACAAGGTACAGTAATCACGTACTGCTGATAACTGCGCCCACCCGATTCGTTCCGGTGGGCGTTGTCGTTTCTGGGCGGGGCGTTTGCCTATCTGCCCAGCGCTGGAGACTCCCCATGAAAATCCTCATCACCCGCCCGGTGGTTCTTACCGGCGACGGTGGCACGCGCTCGTTCGTCCCTGGCCTGACGGTCGATGTCGATGCGGCCGCTGCTGAACAGATCCTGGCGCAGCAGGCGGGCATCGCTGCCGAGCCTGTTACCCAAACACAAGCCCCTGCCAGCCTTCGCCGCCGGAAGTCCGCCGATGCTGAAACTTGACGTCACCGCCGATGTGGCCAAAGTAACTGAGCACCTCTCGGATCTGGCCCAGCAGCACGTGCCGAACGCCGCTGCCAAGGCACTGACCCGCACGGCGTTCGACGCCCGTGATGCGATACGCGATGGTCTGCCCGAGCGCTTCAACCTGCGCCGCCCGTGGATCAGTCGGGGCATTGGCGTGACGCCGGCCAAGCCCCGCACCCTGATGGCCGAGGTCTGGTCGCGGGATCGGTTCATGGCATTGCAAGAGGCTGGCGGAACCAAGACCGGCAAGCTGGCGATTCCCGTCGGCACGATGGCACAGACCGCTCAGACCCGCGTCATTCCCAAGAGCCAGTGGCCGGGCCAGGTGATGGCGAAGAAGAACGTGTTCTACCGTGCCGGAGCCGTGTTCGAGCGCCGTGACGAGAAGCGCATCCTGGCCTTGTACCTGCTGCGCCGTCAGCAGAAGGTCGAGCCGCGCTTTGGCATGGCCGACACGGTACGCAGCGTGGCCCTGCGGGAGTACCAACGGCAGATGGAGCGGGCGCTGCGCGAGGAACTGACCCGTGCGACCTGACGCATCTGACACATCTGACGGGTCCTCCCGGGCCATCTGAAACGCGGGGGCCGCGCGCAGCGCGACGCTTGCCTAGCGTCAGAGCCGAAAACAGGTTGCCAGTTGCCACCCCGAGGGAGCCCCCAGCGATCCAGCCGATTTCCCTTTGAATCACCCGAGCGGCCCGGAGGAATGCGATGGGACTGTCCATCCGGGCCTATGCCCAACACCGTGGCGTGAGCCACACCGCTGTGGCCAAGGCCATCAAGGCCGGGCGCATCGGCAAAGAACCCGACGGCACCATTGACCCGGCCAAGGCCGACGCCCAGTGGGCGCGCAATACGCTGCCGTCGCAGCACCTGAACACCGGAGCCACGAAACCAGCGCCCAAGGTGGCAACCCCACCTGTTTCCACCCCGGTTTCCACGGCACCAGTTGCCAACCGCGAGTTGCAGCCGCCTCTGGAAACCCGGGCTGCCGCACCTGACTACCAGACCAGTCGCGCCATTCGCGAGGCCTATGCCGCGCGCCTGGCCAAGCTCGAATTTGAAGAACGCACGGGCAAGCTGCTCAATGCCGACGAGGTGAAGGTCAAGCACTTCAACCTCGCGCGGCTGCTGCGCGACCGCATCCAGCAAATCCCTCGCAAGCTCGCCCCGCAGATCGTGGCGGCCGTGGTCGCACAGCCCGATCAGCGCGTGGTGGAAGACCTGCTGATGGAGGCGATCCGCGAAGCCCTGGAGGAACTCTCC